TAGATTTGTCATCGTAACTCCTTATGATTAATTAAAGATCAGGTGCTACGTTGCATAGCTGGCAAAGGTGGAGAGACTCGAACTCTCAAGGTCGGTTTTGGAGACCGCACTTACATCCCGTGTTCACCCTTGTATTTGGAAATGGAGCATCTACTCGGATTCGAACCGAGGTCTTCAGGGTGGAAGCCTGACATACTACCTCTGTACTATAGATGCTTGGTGGGTGACTGTGGAATCGAACCACGTGCCCTGAGGGAGAGGATTTACAGTCCTCCGTCATACCATTACGACCTTACTTGAGTCACCCTAAAGTGAATTGGCGTTTCCTCTAGGGATCGAACCTAGGACCTTAACGTTAACAGCGTTGTGCTCTACCAACTGAGCTAAGGAAACGGAGGTATCCTAGGAACCTTAATGGAAACCTAGGATACGTTGTTGTTAACTGAAGTACCCATGGTATCTTGCGAAACCTTGAGCCGCCGTCTTGTGACCGAATGCACGTTCTTGAATTGTTAGACGTTGTGGTCTTGACATACAAACGTAGCGTAGGGTGTCGAGAAGATCCCAGTGATGCACACGACCCTTGGTCTTGATCCTTTTATCGTCCAGATCATCGGGTTTCTTCTCGTGCTTCTTGGCAGACACCAATTGGTCTATCAATTTAACACAGGAGGAATGAACCAGAAGGTTTGGAATCCCCGTCATAGGGTCAACTAAGAGTCTCTCGTGTATCTGGTTCCAACCGGCCTCACGATTCCTATCCGCAGGCTTAGGCATTATACCAAGTCTAGCTAACTTCTCACGTACACCGGGTCCTGTATGGCCTGTTGCGTTAAAGACTGAATGGTCAATTACTCGGTCAATCCCTTGTGGAATGTAACCTTCGACTTCCTTGACCTTACGTCCCCACTCTTCATGAACCATGTTAAGACACTCGAGTTCCTGATAGATCACCATACGACCTGTTTGAGGGCATATAGCAGCCCATAAGGAAGCCGCAGGGTCAGTATACCCATAGTCTAAACCATTTACAATGTTCCAGTGTAACGGAGGTAATTCATCAGTAACATGTATAGCAGGTACAAAAGCAAACATAGAGTCTTCCCCTACATGCCAATCACCCTCGAGAAGCTGCTTACGTTGAATCTCAGGGAGAGCCATAAGCATCTTACGATACGGACTCATTACTTCATCACCAACTGGGGTATCTAAGTACGGGTTATCACTCAGGTTCGCTGGGATAAACCGATAGCTAATACCATCAATGAAGAACGTTGTGTTTGGTTCAGCAGGATCAATGAAGCGTTCCTTAACCCATACAGCACCACCGGGGTTAGCAGAAGCCCTGATGTAACACTTAATGTTAGGGTTCGCACTACGGAGACGAGACATAAGGTAAATGAAACCCTCATCTGTTCTTTGGTGCTGTATCTCATCGAACCCGATGTATGCATAAGGTAAACCTTGGTAGTTCTCAAGGTCCTCTGGGCTATTAAGGTAACCGAACTGAATGGTTGCCCCTGATGGGAAATACCAAACGTTCTCTGTTTTATTAAAGGTTGCCCCGGGGAAAGCCTTGGGATACAGATGCCTTGAGACACTTATGAGCTCCTTAAGCATCGGAGAGGTCCTACGAATAATAAGAGCACGATAGTCATGATACATACAGTACCTTAGGGCATCCACAAGCATCGCATAAGACTTACCACCACCCGCTGCACCCCCGTATAACACTACATCCTCATCAGCCGCATGGAACTCAGCTTGCTTAGGGGTAGGTTCATACAAAACCTTCTTACCGGACTCTTGGACCTTACGTTTAGCTTCTTCCAAGGTATCACTAGTTACCTTTAGGTCCCCTAGTTTCTCTTGTCTTTCGGCCTTAGTTTCCTTAATATCACTAAAGGTCTTTCCTGCTTTGGCCGCAGTGGATGCCAACCGTCTCTTGGCTAAGGCTTGCTCCTTCTCCAGCTTAGCAATTAACCGTTTCTCAGAGTTAATCTTACGTGCTTCATCTAATTGTTTAGCACGAGCCTCACTATATACTTTCCTATTGGCCTTACCTTCCTTCTGAGCCTCAGCAACACGTGCCTTAGAGTCCGCCTGAGCACTCCGGAGCTTACTGGCTAGTCCTAACTTAGTTTCTGCACGGTTCCATACGTTATTCAATTGGCCTTGGGAAGTCACTCGAAACCCTAGGGACTCTAGTTTTTCCTTAGCTTCCTTGATACTAATGTTCTTTGAGTACCGATTGGCTATCATAGCTTGAAGATACTTAACGTATTCCTCTGGGTTAGGGAGATATAGCCCATCAGGTTGCTTGGTATGACACAAAGGAACCTTGATACTAGGGATTGCTGTGGTTAATAGCCTCTCTAAGTTACTTTCTAGGGTTGGTACTGCTTTCTTCAGTCTTTCTATAGTGGATTCCGAGGGATAACCTAGGGAAGGATCACCATATTTCTTCAGGGTATCCAATATATCCATTGGGTCCTCCATAATAAATCAATTTTAAGGGGTCTGGGAGCCTCTAGGAGCCCCTGAAGGACCCTAGGGTATACATAGGTAGCTCCTAGGGCTCTAAATACGTTACAAGGGCTCGTAGGAGCTCACTCTTCAGGGTCTTCTAGGTCCACCAAGGAGACTAAGGGAGCCTTGGCTGGCAGGATAAACAGACCATTCTCACTTTCTACACGTACTTCTACGTTGGTATGCTTGGTAATACCTACTCGGTCCAGTACTTTCTCAGCAGCAGCGAGTCTAAGTTCACCTTTTTCAGTACTAGCATCTGCATCCAGTAGTTCCAAGGTTGTATTTACAGCCTTAAGTGCACCTAGGGTTAGCTGACTACGGGCTCTGTCTAGGATTACATCCTTCAGTTTACTATAGATTCCATGTGCTTGAGAGTAGGCAATGTTCATAGAACGAGCTACGGAAGCGATATTGGGGTCTTTCTCAATGTAGGCTAGGAATAATTCTTCTTGTTCTGTAAGTTTCATGGGTTATACCCTCCTTAAGTTAACTTTACGGTCTTTAGGAACCTAGGGAAACAGAGGGAACGCCATAAAGAAAACCCGGGTTCCTTTCGGTTCCCGGGTTCTTAAGATCCATTAGGGATCAATACTGAGCTGGATTTATGTCTGGGTCTTCCTCTGTAAGCAGGTATTCAACCTTCCACTTAAGATCCGCTACACGACGCTCTAAGGTTCTCAATGAGACACCTAAGGTTTCTGCTATGGACACGTACAGGATACCTTCAGCTAGGTAACCTAGAAGCTCTGTTTCCTCAGTAGACAGGTGAGACAGAAGGTACTCTAGGTTATCAGCCATGTCTACATAGATATCACCGGGAATCTCATGTTCTAGCACTGGATAGTCATCAGCATCAGGACCGAATGGGTTGGTTGCGTCTACAGTAATGATGCGTTTACGTTGGCATCTGTTGATACACACAGACTTAGCAGCTAACCATACATAGGTTTTCGTTAGGTACTGAGGATTGGCTTTAAGAACTTTCTCAACAGCTTCCATTACAAGGTCTTCAGTGGACAGGTGTGTATCGTAACGTGTCAGGATTGAGTCCTTGTTACCTCGTTTGGTGTAACGTTCTATTGCACGGGTAGCTTCAGGGATTAGGTCTAGCAGGGAGATTGTGGATACTTGAGTATTCATGGGAGGTATTCCTTATGTAAATTAACTGTTAAGGAATATAGCAGAGGGTTTTACAAATGTCAACATCTTGAGTAAACATCTGTTGAAAGGATGGTCCTATGGAGCAGATGGAAAGCTCAAGGCGAAGGTTAACCTAGGTAACCCTAGGAATCTTACTATAGAATCTATATTAGTAAGCAGAAGGAAGGAACTTAGATTCCCTAAGGTTACCTTATAGTATATAACTAATAGATAATAACTATAAGGAATCATAAGTTGAAACTGAAGTTGACTAAGGTTTAACATTTGTTTAACTTAATTTCTTAAGTATACTTAGGTATAACCATGAGTTTACCATAGGCCGTCTCTGCTTTCATAGTAAATGCGACGAATGCACAGAAGGATGCGACGAATGACATGAGGGACCTAGGTTTACTTTTGTATACATAGGGAAACCCTTGTGGTGTTTTGAAATCTTCTGTTGTACTTGGGGACGATCAATGTAAGTTTGAAGGGGTGGCCTGTCCCTTAGGAACCCTAACGTTTACGTAAAGGGAACCTAACGTTTACGTAAAGGGAACC